TCGCACCTCGCGGGGAACGGCGGCCCAGTCTTGAGGGCGTATCCAAATCTCCCGCGTAGGGCCTGTTGCAGCCTCACGGAAGGGGATAAAGATGTCCCACCAGGGCGTAGGCATCACCTCTGGCGGAGGTGGAATAACAGGCTCACCACCGCCTCCACCACCGCCTCCACCACCCCAGCCAGGGCCAGCGCCCCAGACTGGCATTGGCGGAGCTTGAGGTTCGGTCTCAACTCGCACCGTCACTTGAGGCCGTCGCTCTGGCTGCACAGGCGGCCCCAACGGAGGAGGGCCTGAAGGCGGCACATAGTAGCGCTCTTCCTCAGGCCACAATGCGCGGCCAGGCAGATAGCGCAATTCCTGCCTGGCCTCAGGCGGGCCAGCCAATCGCCTTAGCCAGGGTTGGCGCCATAACTGCTCTCGTTCCTCCGTCCTTATTGCAGGAGTATAGGGGGAACGACCACGTATGTAGTACCAGTAGGTGGGTCGTCGCCGCCAGTATTGCTCCCACACGTTTCTCCTTGGGCGTCTACCGCCCGTATCTCCTGCTGCTCCTGCTATAAGTGCCATTTCCTTACCTCTGCTCTGGTCTTTCTAACTTCTCCACTACACGCTCAGGTATCTCCTCTGAGGAAACCGGCGCAGGCCCTTCCCCAAAGAACGATGGCGGCATGACTTCGGGCGGCATCCCAACACCCTCTTCAGGCGGCGTTGGCATCAACGCAGGTGGAACCTCGCCGCGCTCTACTGCCTCCCGATATGCCTTGAGTATGCGAGCCTCCATGTCCCTCATGGCCTCCTTCTGCTGCCTTTCGGCCATGCGCTCCATTTCCCGCTGCATTTTCTCCAGCTTATCCCTGTGCTCTTTCATCCACTGGTGGACAAAGAGCCGTGCCTTAGCCTCCTGGATTTCAGGATGAGAAGACAGGAACTCATCTAGCACCCGTTCGGCCTCCACGTCAGGATGCCGAAGTTTGAGGATCTCTTCGCGAATGTATGCATCGCTAGCTAGAGGGAGCTTGGTCACCGTATGCGGTCGCCGCGCCATCTCCGCAATCCGCCATTGCAACAACTGGTCTTGCGGCAGCTCGGGTGTTATCTTCACCCGATTGCGGTAATGGCCGCTTACATCGTCCGCCGTCACGGTTAACGGTGGCCCTCCTTCGTCGGCAGGGTAAATCTTAAACCCACCCTTCGCCAAGGGAGCAAAAATCTCAGTAAGTTGCAAAACGTGCTCATAAGTGCGCGAAATGGCCGCCTCTATTTCCGTCGCTTTCTCGGCCAGCTTCGCCTTCGCCCCGCCTTGCAACATGGCAATGGCATACCCTGCCTGTACTTCACCTGGCTGCACTCCCCACATCACCTCGGGCAGGCCGAACAAGGAAATCGCCTTCTCATACCAGGCCATGAGCGTTGTCACCAGGGCCTGATTTGGAACAGGGCTCAATACCGTGACCTTGCTTCCAGGCGGAATAGGCCGCGCCTCCCCAGGCGCGCTGGACATGACAAATGCCTCGCCGTGTGGGGTTTCCACCAGGATTTGGGGATAGTAGAACAGCTCGGTCGCTGTCGCTACCTTCGACATGAGGATGGATTGCTGCTTGATGATGTCCTTGATAGGCGCGACAATTGAGCGCCCCATCCACTTGCCATCGGCCAGAGGCGTCGGCTCGCAGAAGGCGAAGGAATAGGGAATGATCCCGCCTAACCCTTCGACGTGGTAGTGGTGTGGCACCAACCATACCCATTCATTGGCGATGCGTAGGCCCTTGTAAGTCTCATCCCAGTACTCCACCACCTCTACCTTTTCGGTATCCTCGTGCTCGCTGAAATCAGGCGGCTTCCAAACTACCGCCTCCTTATTCCGTCGCTCCCACAGGGCCTGCAATTCCCGCTTCAGGTCGCCAACATACCGCTCGTACTTCTCTACCACAAACAATGGCCCTGTTGTCCCAAAGACAGGGTAGACATAGCGCCAGTCACGGGCCAGGATGCGGATAGGGAAGTAATAGCTCCCCACCAGGTCGGGATAAAACAATGTCTTAAATACGCCACACCCACGTGCCAGGAAATACCACACGAAGTCGGTATAGGCACGTCGCTGAGCCCGCCGCTCGCTTTCCCACCGCACCGCCGAAAGATACCGTTCCAGCTTCGTGCAGCGCTTCTCCTCCTCCTCGCTGTCATCCTGGGGAAGCACCTGGCAGGCAATGTCCAAGCCGATAGAGAGATACGACTTATGTATCTTCACCTGGGCCTGGGCAGTAGGAACATTGACAATGGCAAGGCCAAGGTCTTTCACATCCTCATCTACATCAAACTCGGCCTTGTAGACGAGTTCCACATCCTCAATGTCGCTGTCCCGCTGAGCGTACAGCCCAGTCGCAAATGTGATTTTGTCCTCAACCGTTGAGAGTAAATCCGCCATTATAATTCCTCGTATCTCGCTACAGTGACCATTGGCCCTCCTGGCACAACAGACCCATTGCGGCATAATTGAGCAGGTCAAGCCAGGTATCCTGGAGGGTTTCGTCTGAAAACGCTTGCCCCAGGTAATAGCGCCTAAGCCGCATAACTTTGTCGGTCGCCCGAAGCGCACAACCAGCAGCGCCCCACAGGGCAATGTTCAACCGCCCGTATTTGGCATGACGCTCCTGCCAAATCTCAAAGGCTCGCCGCAACACGTTAATCATGGCCTTGGCAAGCTGTGGGTCGCCAGACACATCAATATCAGGCCATTCAATAGTCATATTGCACCTCTCTTTCTTCATCCTTTCAGGCGGAAAGCCGCCCGCCAGATTTGCTCCCTGGACGTGGTTATCACCGCCCCGCCCAGAGGCGGATACTCCACCGCGCCAAAGTGATCTATCAGGCCATAAGTAAGTGCCTTAATCGCATCACAATATTGGTCTATCGGCTTCTCTCCTGCAACTCTCTCTTCGGGAGGATGCCGCCAGACGTATTTGCCAAACTCCGCACAGGTATTCTTGCACTTAGGGGAGAAGAATATCCTTGGTTCATCCGTCTCTGGTTGTTTCATCAAAAAGCTCTTTAGCCGCTCTCTGCCTGCTTCCAGGCTGATAGGCTGACTGCGCAAAGTGATACCCGCCAGCGCCCGCCACACTTCCACCTGGGAGCGCGCCGCGTGGTGTTGCTGGCCCGCGAAGTCAATCACGCCGCCCTCCACGTCCTCCCACCATTCCCGACTCTTGGCGATTTCGACTACCTCCTCGCCGATGCGTCCATGTTCGTAGATTTCGTCTATGACGAACACCATGCCGCCATAGACCTGCACGGCGAGGACGGCGTAAGCCGATTCACCGTAACCTGGATCAATCCACACCTCGACAGGGATGCCCTCCTCATACTCCACAAAGTCGCGAACATGGATAGCATACTCAAACTCAGGAAAGACCAAGGTGGCAGGCTTCTGCGGTCTCGCCCCGAACCGCCGCATCAATTCCCTCTCAGGATAGGTGCCGCGAAGAGCCTTAATCTCGGGGTCGTCCCACCCGCCAGGGAAGACATAGGTGTTGTCCCAGGTCGCCAGGCTGAAGCTCTGCCCCTCGTCCTCGTTGTCGCCCTGCCAGCGCTGCCACAACTGGGCCTGCCAGCCCGTGTCATCTGGGAAAGTGCCTGATAGGATGAGTCTGCCGCGCTTCTCAGCCACACGGCCCCGTGCGGCCAGGTAGATGTCGTAGGCCAAGCTCTCGAATTCCACCAGCAGCACCATGTCGGGGGCCTCGCCTCTGGCAGTCACCGCCTGGGTTCCCCGATTATGGGTAGAGATAGTAACGACGCGCTTCAATTTGCCATCTGGGGCACGAAGTTCCAGGGAACATCGGCCCTGGCCGTGTGTTGGTCGCTGACGGCGAACTATCAGCCTGGATTGCGTTTGCGCCTGGAGGAGGTGGAAATAGGCATCGAGGTAGTCGAACTCAGGAGTGGCCTGCTCGTACTTGTCAGCGACGATGTAGAGCAAGTCCCAGGCCCTCCAGCAGCCGAAGGCTTCCATCGCGGTCACCCGCGACTTGCCGCCCCGCCAGCCACCGCCGATGAGGAGATGGCGCGAAGAGCTCTGGTGAACAGGAAGCTGGGCCGCCGTCGGCTGATAACCGACAGCCTGAAACCAAACCTGCTTCTGAGCGAAACTCGGCCACTTGCTCATTCATCGCATCTACACTAAGGCGCATACAATGCACAACCCAGGGCAAATCCCACCGCAGCTCCAATTACGAAACCGCCCACAAAACATGCAACCAGCGCAGCTATCATTGCCACAGTCACCTTGCCCTCCTCCCAGAGCAAGCGCCCTTCATCCCATCGTCACCTTGACGTACTCGTCCAGGTCTTTTCTGTCCAATTCCTCCACCGCCATCTCCAAGACTTGGCCGTAGCGCAACCCTATCCGCAGGGCCCCGTATGGCGGCCCGGCGTTACAAAACTCCGGGCAATCATCCCAGTCGTCACCCCAGAGTTCCCTCTCATCCACATGCTCCGGGATGACGTAGATGGCGCCCAGGGGCAACCGCTCATCGCGCACCTGCTGGTAGGGCAAGTCATATTCAAACCGCTCCACCCACACCACCTTCCACCGCCGCACTTTGGGCGTTTCCTCCCGCTCGGCGCCGGTAGTTGTTGTGGTCATGTACCAATCGTCTCCGTAGCGGACATATAGCTCCTTCGCCACTGCCTCTTGCTCCCCCTCTATGCGCCGCTTCAGCCTCGGAACCGCCACTCAAGCGGTAGCCATTTGCGTCGAGTTAACCACAAGCATACCTTCACGCGCTCTTCTCTTCTCCCGCCGCCTCATCCCAAAGCTGCTGCAAGGCAGGGGAAATCGTGTGCTCCAGGTGCGCGCTGCGAATCAGGCCGGCCCGATCCAGAATCTCCGCCGCAGCTTTCAGCCGAACGTTGGGATTGCGCGAATCCAGCAGCGCAAGCAGCGTCTCGATGGCCTTCGCAATCCCCTCGGCCAAGCGCTGACGACGAAACTCCAAATCGGCCTCCCAAGCTCGCTCATAAGCCTCCATGAAAAAAGGGTCTTTCTTCCACGCAGGCACCACCTGGGGCTTCACACCCGCCCGTTTAGCGGCCTCTTTTTCAGTTGAGCAGAAAGGGAGTTCTGCAAGGAATCGCCTCTGCTTCACGGTTAATCGCTTCTTGTTCATCTTCGTTCAGAAAAATAATGTATAGAGAGTTTAACGGCTGCGCTCGGCATCTCCCCCTGGCCTGGCCTCGTGGAGGGGGGAGATGCCACGAGGCCAGTATCCAGGGAATCGGAAAGGAGGAGATGTGCAGCCAATCATTTGCTCCTGCGCTTTCGTCTGCGCAACTTCCGCAACGTCAATGCCAGCCGCGCTCGCTTGCCCATCGTGCCGCTCTTCTTGGCTTGCTGGCGCAGCCACGAAACCTTAATTGTGCCATCTTTGTTCAACGCACCGGCGCGTTTAGCGGCGGCGCGCAAACTGCCGGGTTTCCTGATGGCCTTCTGAATCCATCGCCTCTTTCTTGCCATCACTTCCTCCTCAATCTCGCTTGCCTTCTACGCCTTTTTCCAGAAAATTTTTTCTTTTTTCTTCCGCCTGCTCGTTCGGGCAACTCACTATACTTCACGCCTGCCGTCCACTCTTCCCACTGGGCGCGGGTGATCTTGCCTTGCTTGAGTAGAAGTCTGAATTTGCGCCACTGTGCTTTTGATCGTATTGGCATTTCTCAAGGCCCGTAATCAATCACATACTGTTTATCCCACGCGCCATACACGCACCACACTGCGCCAGAGGGATAAAACTGATACACAATGCGGTACCCCGCTATCCTTAACTCGTGTTCGTCAGTGAGCGGCGGTAGGCCCACCCGGTATTGCCTCGCCCCCTTTGGCAACGCGAAATCGGGCATATAGCCAAACTTACCTTCGCTGCCTAGCAGGTCGTGTAACGGCTTGGGCAGGTGCATGGTAATTTCTGCCTTGAGCCAGCGGAGCATATCGTGCGGCCAATGCTTTGAGAACTGGGCCAGGATAGCTGCCTCAATCTCCTTCACGGGCAACTCAGGCTCAGGCTCGGACTCAGGCTCGGGCGGCCCATCCTCTCCGTTCTCTTCTACGTCCAACCAGCCCTGCCCTTCGATATACTCGCCCAATAAGCGGAGAGCATTGTCCGTTAGGCCGAACGAAGCCCAGTTGCCGTAACTGCCACCGTGAAAGATGGTAATTCCTTCGACGTATTCATCCTTCTGAAGCTCAGCGTCAAGTTACTTAAGCTGCTCTATGTACTCCAGGGCGCCCATATAGCTCTGATAGCCACATTCGGGACAGCCCCCGGCGTCTATCCCGCCTTCGGTAAGCAACACTGGCATCTCGTACTCGGCGGCCTCAAGCAACTTACGGTAACGAAGTGCCCACCACTCAGCGTCCGACAGTACATGAGGTGGTCGTCCGTATGCATGGTAGGCGAAGTAATCGCCTGCTTCCATAGCAGGGCGAAAGTGTTTCATGAGTGAAATATCGGCTGGGTTTCCCACCGAGAAATTGCCTACGATGGTCTTAAGGCCGTGCTCATGCATCCTATCGGCCCAGACCCGTTCAAACTCGGCCAGCCGCTGCATATCCGCGACAGACCCAACGATTGGCTCGTTAACGCATTCCCACACATCAATACGCTTGTTGAAGCCAGCTACCTGCTTGAGCCTATCGGCCAGCCAAATGCCGTTTTCAGGCGTCCATTCCAGCCTGTCAATATTGCCAGTGCCGTAAAAGCGCCCGATGACCAGCGTGTCGTCGGGGAAATCAAGCCACCAATTTACAAAGTCGTGGTCGTTCACAATCACGACCTTGAAAACCCGTGCCTTGTACTGCCGCTGAAATTCAAGTGCACTATTAACAGGATTTAGAGCCTGTATTCCCAGTTTGCTTTTTCTTTTCTTCACTTCCTCCCCTCCGCTACCTGCCTGCCGACAGGCCATGTCCGCCGACAGGTAGGTCTGCTTGCCGCACTCATGCTCTACTTTTTCTTTGCGAAGGGCAGAAGTTGATCCTGCCCTTCGTCTTGTTCAATCGCCTCATCACAATGGCCAGGGTCAATCAAATCCAACAGCCAGCAAATCCACTGATAGGGTGGCACTTTAGATTTGAACTTTCCCAGCCGCGAAGAGATTGTCTCGTCAGGATCGCCTAAGAGGATTGCGTTAACGAGCTGGTCAAGGGCTATACACACATTCACAATATACTTCTTTACCTTACCCATGCTGACCACAAACTGAAGAGAGTGTGCGACTAACAATCCTTTGGCTTGCTTCCACACGGCTCTTCGTAACACATAAAGTCGGGGTCGTCATAGTAATACGATTCTTCAGAGAGGAAAATATAAACACCGTGATCCCAGCCTTGCCATCCAGAAGGTGACTCACACACGCTGGGGCACTCACCATCGCTAGAGCAATCAGTCAAGGCAAGGCCCTCCAATTCAGTATATACTTTCACATACTCAAGGTAAGCCTCTGGCCCCGTCCAATAGAATTCCCTCCACTCACCAGCCGGGATGGTCTTATACTTAATATCCACTGGCTCACCCCAGAAGCCGAGCCTTACAAAAACATCCACAGCCACGTCGGAAAAATTTTCCACCGTTACTGTAACGTCAGTGACCCATACTCCTCCTACATCAATATGATCTCTCAGATACAAAGGGCAATACGCCCCCTCAAACGATATTTCGTATGGAAAATCGTTCAATTCACACTCGTAGGTCACATGCACTTCCTGAACCCTTCGGCACTGCTCGTTGTCCCACCAATGCGTCTCCCCTGGGCATACGTATTGACTCCCTAGCCAGTGCATGACCCCATCGCAGTCTTTGACCCACACATCAACTTGGCGACACATATCATCGTTGTGGGTAAGGTAAATCCTGTCCAACGCATAATCCGTATCCTCCTGGGTATAACACTCGGTAAATGTATACACATCCTCCGTCCAATCTCCACATGCCTCTGTCGGATCACAACAATACACAGGGTCATTCTCGCAATTATAGCCCAGATAGGCCCAATCATACTTGCAGTGAACATAGTCATCGTCCGGGTCAAAGCGCGGCCAGATGTCAGGCCACCACTTGTCCTCGTGATACCACATCATCGTGTACGTCCCCTTGTCATAACAACTGTGATCCTTGAAGCCTATAGCATGTCCTAGCTCGTGCGTGGCTACGGCCCACATCTGCCAGTTCTCCGTGAGTTGGAATTCCCCTGTCGCCTGGTCGAAGATATAATTTGTGTTAAACCAGACCACAACCCTCTCTATGTAACCTTGCTCATCAAGTTCCGGAGGCATACAGACAGCAAGGAGTGTATCTTCAAGTCCCGGATCCTGAGTGAAATCCTTCGCCGCAAAAAGTATGCCATAAGGTATAGAGCCGCTGCTGGTAGCTTGTTGCGGAAGAATATTAAGAAATTGCCAATCTCCCGCCCCTGACCAATAGGCCCTGGCATCATCCACCATCGCCCATGCAATGCTGCCTTCGCCTCCATACTCCGAAATCCAACTGGAATGTATATATAGCGGAACCTCCGCTACCGTCCCATTAGTACGTGGCCACTTGTAATCGTGCAGACAATACGTCGAATGTGTCGCAGGCCCTCGGATTGTTCCACAGAGCGATGCAAGGCTCGCATTCGCATTGTCCCTCGGCATTTCTCTGCCCATAGGAATTGAATGGACGAGCGCGAATAGCGCCAATGTCATTGCTATCGCCACTACTATCGCAATCAGCTTTCTCTTCCCCATTTGTTATTTTACCTCCTGCTTTATTTTGCTTCCTTTTCTTTCAAATGAACTGGTTCAAAAGTTTTCCGCTTGCCCTTACTTATCGCCTCCCTTCTCAATAGCAGAATTTGACCAGAGTCATGAAATGTGCTATAATCATTTCAACAACTTGAGGGAAATACGATGAGGCGTCTGTCTCTATCCCTTCTGTTGGCCCTGCTTATGTTCCTCCTATTCATATCCTCGCCAGACCAGGGCAATTCCAATTTGCGCCTGAGCAATTCTTGTGCAGGAAGCGTCATGACCCGATTCCCCTCACATGGTTGCCCCCGCATCTTGGTTGACCTCTATATCCCCACACGTGCAACTGTTGAGTTTGTCGTGGAAAACGCAGAGGGTCCATTTGCTCATTGGTTTATCCTGCTCCAAGGCTCGGGGCACGGCTACGTCGTGACCGCAGAGGGTACAATGCATTTCAACCCAGGGCCTCAGCCCGATCTCGGTTTGCCCGTTCGGCATGGGTCACGCCCCACCCCCGCCCTCCGCACATTTTGCCATCCTCTCTGTCCGCTTGGGGGTTTTCCCGACGGCACATACACAGTTACCGTCAAGATAGGGAATCAAATAATCGATAGTCAAGTCTTTTATATAGGGCCTGGCCCAGACAATTAGGGTGAAATTATCGCACATGCGAATAAACTCGTTCGCACCGCCGCCACTCCCACAACTCTAAAGGTAGTCCTGGGCATCGGACAGTTGGCTAATTAATCAACATACCATACAGACACATTTCGCCGGTTTTCAAACCACCACGCGCTACCGTCTATGTGAGCTGCATCGTCGCTGATAGTCGTATAATCTGTAGCGAATTGAATCGCTCCACACACCTGCCTCCCCGTGTTCTCATCAATCTGATACACTTTATCCAACAGTCCGCTTCCTTTGCCTACAAAGTAAGTATCCCAGTACTCTAGCGCCGTAGTAGCAAAGTAGAGAGTTCCCACAGGCTGAAGGGTCTCGAAGTAGGCGTCATACCAAAGCCATTGTCCCGTAGTATTATCCTTCACCCCATAGTGAAATTCGGGCGCATTAGGATAAGTGTTGTCCCGCCAAACGTACCAATAGTATTCGTGATGAGCATACGTATCAACATCTAGATACGCTATCTGTAGCCAATAGTAGTCGTAGTCATCATAGTAGATGGTGTAGAGGAGCACCTTGTCGGGAGCCCAATACGGACGAACCGATATGCCAAATTCAAAACACACGTGCGTCCCGTCCGGCACATCATAAAACCAGACCTCAGCCTCCAGGTATCCCGTGTAAACCGCATCGGGGCCCCACTGGAGTTTGCCATCCACACCTTCCCACTCTTTGTCCATAGGAGGGTTATCAATAACAACGTAATCCCTCCAGAACTCAGGCTGCCAGTCAAGTGTACCAGCCTCCCCCTCTTTTCTGAAGAGAGTGCCGTCTGGAAGCTGCTTATTCCTGTTGAGTTCCTCAACAATCGCGGCATCTATCCCCGTGGGGCCTTCCCCCAAGACAGGGGACGCAGCCACAGCGAATAGTCCCCCAACAAGAATCACGGCAAGAATGACGCACAACCACTTCTTCATTTTCATCCTCCTCTGCTTGTTTGCTTGTTGCTCCAATGCCCAGGACTATCTCTGTTCGCTAATATCTTTGCTTTCAATGTCCCCAGCGGCCTTGACGCAGGAAAGCGCCATTATTGTGTCCGCAGCCAACTTGACAATTTCCCTAAAACGTACTACAATCTCTCAAAGAGGGGGCGAGCAAATGAAACGGACAATGTTGCTGATAGTTCTCTTGTGCTTGATTGGATCTCTTTCCTCGCACGCCAGTCCCCAAGAATACACTGTCTACTTGCCTCTCGTTGCTAGTTCAAGGCCGTCTTTTTCCAACTTTCGAGTAAGCACTTCTTGTAAGGCGCCCGCTCAAACTACTTTCCTCCAAGGGCAATCCATTTATGTACTGTTTGACTACAACCCCACGAATTTGGGAGAAGCTCTCCGCATTTCAGTGATGAAAATGCCCAGTGGTTCCCCTTTTCTAGTCTTCTTTCCACCCATCCCGCGCCTGCCTCCTCCTTGCAAGACAATCACTGTTTGCGGCCTACTCGCCGAAGGACTTGCGCTTGGCTCTTACAAAGCCGAATGTGTTGCACTACCTACAAGCAACCTTGTCGGTAGATTTTTCTTCACCGTCATTGGCCCAGAAACATCCAACTAACACAACTCGCGCAGGCAAGCTCTTCTCACACCGCCGCCACTCCCACAACTGCGCCAATTCGCCCTCGATCTGCCTGATACGCATGACAAGGGGCCTGGCCTCTTTCTCCCAGCTCCCCCGTCGGATTAACTCGCTCAGCTCCAGATAGCACTCAAGCAGTTCAGCCGCCAGGCGGTTGATTTGCTCCAGCGTTGCACTCATCGCAACATCACCACCCGGCGTGGAACATCGCCCCAATAATCTACAATGCGCAGGGCCTGGCCGCGCCGTTCCCATCGGCGCAAGTCCCAAAGCTCCTCTAGCCGCTTGTCAATCTCCCGAATTAGCCGCACTTCAATGGGCTCCTCAAACCAACCCCAGGTGGCAGGGCATTGGGCAATCCGCCGACTAAGAAGCTGATATAATGTAAAGCGCAAATTCGAGAGCCTGTTAATTTCCTCCAGCGCCTTAGACATAGCCTAGAACATATCGCGCTGAGCACGAATGAGCGACTGCAACATGCTTTTGACCTCGCTGAGCACACGCTCCTGGGCACGAAGCTCACGGTAGCGTGCCTCTACCTCGGGTAACTGCTCGTGTATGTTAAGCATTTCATCAAGTACCAAGGCCAACAAGCGCTGCAACTCCTCATAATCCAAAGAAAGAAGCTCCTCGCGAGTAAGCCGCTCAATCGCCACGCACTCCCTCCTTGTGCCTTGTAAAAAAATTTTTTTATAATGCCCCCTGGCGGCTCCCCAGGCGCTTGGCCTTCACGCCTCGCCAGGATCAACATCCTCCGCGCTCCAGGAGGGGAGCAATCCCGTTCAGGGCAGTTACCGCGAATCACCACCCAACGCGCAACATCAAAATAAATATTTATAACAGACTCAGATTATCGAGGTGGCTTCTTGCCTCACGCGGTTGATTTCGTCAAGCGTGGTTATTTGTCTATCCTCCACAAGCTTCCCTCCACCCACGTGCATACTAAACGCCGCAATAATAGTTCCACCCATTGAGACCAATTGGCCTGCGCCCGCACGCGGTAGAGATACTCAATCGGAAACGCTTGCTGCATTACACACCAACCCAAATGGTAAAGCCTGACTGCCACAACGTTCTCCCCTAAGAGAGCAACATCGAAAGAGACACACGGGTGAAACCAACGCTCTACCTCACGACAAAGCGCACTACACACTTCTTGATGCTTGTTGTCGCCCATCACGCCACCTTCCCTATAAAGCGTCTCTCTGCGCTCGTATCAGAGACTGAAGGATGGACTTCACTCGCCAAAAGCTGTTGCAACTTGTAATAGTCAAGTTCCAACAACTCCTCACGACTTGGCCGATCAATCGCCATCGCCCTTGCTCCCTTGGGAAAAATTTCAAAAATTTTTTATTTTTTCCATAAGTCCCTGGAGGCTCCCCAGGCGCCTGGCCTCGACGCCTCCCCAGGGCCATAAACTATCCCTGGCGCTTGCGGAGGGGAGCAAACCGCTTCAGGACGGCTACTGCGAATCACCGCCCAGCGCGCATGATCAAAAACACTCTATCCACCTGTCCAAAGTAGCACGATCTGAATGTCCTTGGGCGCGTTTGTGATGCCACCAGGCTGCGCCCTATACCTTTGAGCCATTGATTTAAGCTCCTTTAGCCAGGCCGGCCACTCCTCATAATCACCCCACCGAGCCTGACAATCTGGGCACAACCATTGGCTAACAGCGCAATACTTGTCGCAAACGAGACAGCAATGCATTTTAGCCTCCATATATACTCACTAATCCCAAAGCAAAATTGTGAGGTCGAATTTATTAAATCTGCCGACGAATTTTGCCCAACGCAGCCTCCAGCCGATGCGTTACTGCCGTGCGGTCAACGCCCAACACCTCGCCCATTTCAGCCTGCGTCAAGCCGACCATCATGCCCAATACCACCACAAGCTCATTAAGCGTCAGTCGCTTGAATACTTGCACCTGCCAGGCACGCATATCCGCCTTGTCGTATCCCTCTTCAACAGCCGCCCGATTGAACGCGCCCCACACGTTCAGGATTTCTTCATCCATCGCCCAAACAAAAAGCGGCCCACTGGCATCAACCAGCAAGCCGCCCTCTTCTTACGATAAAGCGGAAATATTAACCTGGAACTTAGATCAACCTACTTGATGCTAATTGCTTCGTAAGCCTCGGTGCACGACGCCTTGAGCGTGGTGTGATTGAAGTCAAACTTCACCGAACCCTTGCCAATCGCGTTCAGCTTGCGCTCATTCCGCACAAGCCACCAGACCATTTTAGCCACCTTGCCTCGCACCGAGGTTTCCTCGCCGTTTATCACCACTACAATAATCATGGCTCGCCCTCCGCTTCCTTCCCGCCTTTTCGCCTAGCCGCTATCCGATCCATTAGCGCCAGACACAACGCCAACTCCTCACGAGTGTAAGTAGCCTCCACCTCGCCCGTAGGCAACCTGCGCCACTTGTCACCAATGGTTACCATCTGAACATCTCCAGGCCAAATTAGCGTCACCTGTTTGTACATCGCTCGACATAACACGACTCGACATAATCCATGTGCGCTGCGTGCACTGCGTGAGAAGAGGTGTTATATTTCAAGCCGCTCAGTCTCGGTAGGGGAGGAGACAATTTCTTCGGTGTCCAGATTGGCGAGTATCTCTTCGGGAAGAGCAGTAAGCCGCCAACCAGCACGTGGGTTGCCAGGCTGAACCCATTCAGCCCACCCCGCACGGATAAGCACATCGCGCCAGCGGTTGATCTCGCTTCTTGTGAACCCTAGCCTTTCCAGGCGGCGCTGCGAGGTGTTTACTGCTGCCGCGTGCACAAATGCCTGAAACTTACCCCATAGCCTGTCTGCTGCACTCTGTCGAAGCGGATTGAGCAAAACAGGACTCCATTCCCTATGCACCTCTTTGGGCTCTGGCAAGCTACGCTCCAACCACTCCAACATGATTTGCTCATGCGGCGGGAGTGGCAAATATGGATTAACCAACTCCCGCTTTAAGGCACGGAACAAAAGAACGCCCGCCAAATCTACCCCAAGCGCCACGAAGGATAAAAACCAAGGCCACCAAGCAGATAGCGCCATAGCGGAGATGTGCCAATAGAGCGCCCCCGCACCGATGGCGATAATCAGCATGAACACAAGGGCAGCTCCAAGATGAGAGCGGGCCAATTTAATGCCCGTGCTAAGCGCAAATGCACTGCCCCCTATCACAATAGCGAGGCGAATACAAGTGATGTCTAGCCCTCTCAGGTATGGCAACAAATCGTACCACCCCCAGAAGAGCGCAGCGACTCCCACCAAGCCCGCACACAGCAAAAGCGCAACAGCTCCCAGGGACTGGCCCGAAGATACCCGCTCCTCTTGGGCCGCCTCGCCCACCTTTACCATTGCCCAGACAACTAACGCTGATAGCGCAAAGCCTGCCAACATCGTCGCGACAGCCGTCCATTCTGTGCGCCCCCAGGCGACAAGGGCAGCCAGAGTTAGCATTCCCCCCGCCACCCACAGGCAGGCTATCACCAGCGCCTGGAGGAGCGGAATGGCCACCTCGGTCTTGATGGATACAGTCTTAGTTTCCTGAGTGGTAGGCCGACCGCGCCACCACCAGAACGGTATCCCCTTGTCCATCACTCACGGCCCTCCAGGGCCTGTCGCACCATCTCGATACACTGTTCAGGATCGCGCTCCAACATTCCCCGCGTAAAGCGAAACACGCGCCAGCCGCGCTTGGCGGCCAGGTTGTACTTCTCGCAATCCGTCTCATAGCCTTTGCCGCGCACGTGGCGACCCCTTGACCAAATACCGCCTTCAAGCTCCACCGCCACCCTTTGGACAGGCCAGGCAAAGTCAAACCTGAACCGCCGAGGTGGAGCAAAGCGATACTCCCGCAGCGGCGCAAGGTCTGGAGCATAGATGTTCAACAAGCTCACAAACAGTTGCTCAAGCTCGCTCTTAGCCATCGCCTCCTCCTTGGCCCATTCGTCGCAATCCACTTCTTCATTTGCGCTTCTTCCCCATCATAGCAAACATCGCTGCTGGCCGCGACCAGGCGCGGGCCAATGCTTTCCACTCTCGCGAATACTCAATGCACTTGTCAGGCGGCTGATACAACTGGGCAAAGGGAAGACAACCGATTTCCCAAACCTCCCTCAGTCTTGCCTCAGCATCAGCGATTGTCTCGCCTCCAAACGCCAACAGAACATAGCAGCGTAGCTGTCGGCGGCTCAGAAAGTTGAGCTTGCTTACGGCCTTCTTGAGAGGCCGCAGAGCCTCTGGGGTGTCCGCCGCCAAAAATACTTCCCCAATACGCAAAGAGCGCAATTCCTCGACCACCCAATCGTCTAGCAACGTTGCGTCCAGGCCGCCAGCAAACACCGCCGCCCGCCCCTGCGATCTCAGCATGGCAAACACCTTGCGCAAATGAGCACGACTGGCCTGAAGCAGGTTGTTATCCTGCACAATATGCCCAGGCGGAAAATCGTCTATTTCCCGCAGCCGTCCCTCGCGCTCAGGCACCAGGCACCAAGGACAACGCTTGTTGCATCCCCTGGTGGTGAACGTCACCCCCGACTTGACATACATGTCAGGCACAAATTGGTCACAGGGAGTACCAAAGGCTGGCCCGCCGATCTTCACATTGTCGTAGTACAATGACCACGCCTCATACAGGCGGTATCCCTCTTCAATGTCCCATGTAAAGCAGACAGAGATATGCACTTCGTCTGCCTCGGGACGGAACAGCGGCGGATCACCAACAAAGGCCAGCGCGTCAGTGGGAGTGTAGCTAGTTCTACGCGGGAACACACGTACTATCTTCGCCACCTTCCTAGAGCCTATCGAAGAAACAAGGCCGCTGCCGCAATAGCGCCTCAATGTCCCAGGTAGCGGCAAAAAGGTTCATCTGGCCGTCGTCCAGGGCTAACTTGACCTTGAGCAATTCCCTAGCTAAGCCCTTGTCAATCATAAGAAACCTCCACAATTTAGGGTGCGTCCTGCGCAGCAAGGCCAAATGATTGTCTGGAAACCCTATGCCCATGCCACAAGGCCAACAGCCGTTGCGCCTGTGGCCCATCGCGTAAAGCTCGCACAAGGGCAAATCGTGACGGCGGTGGTACTCCCAAATGTCCTCATCCGTCCACACGGCCAGGGGCAATACATGCCACAGTCCCTTTTCCTTATTCCAGTACAGATCGCCAGTGCGACACCACTGAAATAAACGCAGTCGGCTTTCGCTTGCCATGAGGCCGAGAAAGAGCACGTCAATCCCAAGTGCGCGGTAAACACGCAAAGACGGCTTCTCTTTGAGCCAATAGCAACACTGGGCCGTGATGCGCACCCCGCTACTTCGCACCTTGGCATAACGCTCAGGCAAGTTTGTGGTTCGGCGAGCAGCCGCCTTGCCAAACAGCGGCCACCCGTATTGCTCCACACACCACCAGAAGTCTTTGCCCCGCTCCGGCTTTGCAACGTGCAGGTTTAGTCCCCACTCCTTGCTCACGCGCCGCACAAACTTGAGCGTTTCGGGGAATTCCACCTTGGTGTCGTTGAAAAGCACAACAATGTCAGGGTCAAACTGGCGCACCAGGTGCAGCATAACCGTGCTGTCCTTGCCCCCGCTCCAGGCCACACACGGCATATCGGCCAGCTCCAGCCCAGCCTCTATAAGCCGATTGGCGTATCGAATTTTGGCATCTAGCTCCATCGCCTGATACTGCCGCATCAAGCGAACCCGCCTTTTGTAGTCAATCATGGCCCAACTGTGGCTTCTCCTGACATGTGCATGGGCATAATCAAATGGACAAAGCCTGGGGTTTCGGGCAGATATAGCGCCCCAGGAGAGGTCGGCCACGTAAACTCAAATCTTACCCACTCCTCTTCGACTGCCCGCAGTACGTCCAAGAGATACTTCACGTCGAAGGCAATGCCAAGCCTTGCTCCCTCGACGCGAGCCTCGACGCTGATTGCCTCCTCGCCAAATACAATGTCACTGGCTTTCACAACCAGTTCGTCTGGCGGCTCTATACGCAACTCAACCTTGTTGAAAGCCTCGCGCGCAATGACACGGGCCGCGTAGCACGCCTGTAGCATGGCCTCCCGTTTCACAGTCACCTGCGTCACTTCTTCTGGTAGAGGATCAGGAACGATTGCGTGCCAATCAGGAAACAGCCCATCAATAAGCTGGGCCATCACGGTTGCGCCAGGCATCACAAAAATCGCCTGGTGGTCAGAACAGCCGAAAGTGACTGTCTCGGCCCCATCATCCACCAAGCGCGCCAGGCTTGCCAATGCACGCGCTGGCACGATAGCCTTTGTAAAGCCAGCTTCATCGGAAAGCTCAAGGGTATCAGCCGAAAGCCGAACCCCATCAGCAGCAACTAAGGTCAACTGGCGGCCTTCAGCCTCGACCTCGAACAAGACGCCTGTCAAAATGGGCCTGTCAAGGTCGTCTGGAGCAGCCGCAAGCACAACGCGCTGGATTGCCCGCTTGAGCGCATTGGCCTCCAGGCCAATCTGGTGCTCAAAATCGTCAAGAGTGGGCAGAGAGGGAAACTCCTCGACATCCTTGCAATAGAAGCCAGCCCTGCCACCCTCCCACGTAACCTCAACCTTGCCCTTCTTGTCCTTGTGCCTTTCGAGCATCATTCGGCCAGGGGCCAAGGTCTTCACCAAATCATATAAGCCCCGCCAGGGCACCGCCACAGCGCCCTCGCGCTCCACTTGGGCCTCCACCTGGCAAACAACGGCAATCTCCAGGTCAGTTGCCGAAACCCGCAATTGCCCTTCGCCAGCAGTCAGCAAGACATGATCCAGGATAGACAACACACCATGCCTGCCAACCGCTTGCCCCACTGCTTTCAGGCTTGTAAGCAACTTCTCTTGTTCACAAACGACCTTCATTTGTCTTCCTCCTTTTCGTCTATGAGCGACATCCGCAGCGTCAATCGCCACTAAGTCCCATATTTCATGTTAAGCCTCCGCTAGTATTAAGTTCTCCACCCTGGCAGGCATGGGCCGCTTGGCAAACCACACTCTGTACCATGCCGTCGGCCAAGTCAGCAATTCCAATCTAGCCTGCTGGCCGTTAATCTCGACGATACGCCCCACCAGTTCGGAGTTCGCTTTGTGACACACTAGGTCACCCACGCTAAGGCCGCCGTCATTATCAACGGCTAATGCCAATTGTTCCCACTTCATTGCCTACCCCTCCACTTGTAGAGGTTTCGCATGTGAACAAATGTGTAGAGCACTATACCAGGCAACAATCCCCACTGCCTAAGACCGATGGCATACGCCAACCAGAGCACTTGATTGAAAATCCCTAAGCGTGGCCCCCACTTGCTCTTGTTGCCCATTAGCCAGAGCATAAGCGCGCTAGTCGCGCTCAATAGCCACGCCATTGCGTCCCAAACGGTCATTTGGTCTTCCTCCATTAGGCGGTCAGGTAAGTATTTGCCCTGCATATTTCCCGCCAGCATATTTTGCTCGCCGCTCCTCAGTAGTCTTAGGGGCCTTCCTCCGCGATGCGCGAAAAGCGTCCGTAATTGCGGCCACAACCACCGCTGTCGGCGTATGAGCTTTCTTAAACGACCAGTGGCCCTGAGCTTGCTGAATAGCCGCGATAATCTCTTTGGCAAACTCCGCATCAAGCTGCCGCTTCCCAGCCAGGTCGCGGCAATTGCGGATGAGGCTGTCAAGGCCACGTTCCCAAACGCGATAGAGATATTCGTCCGACGGTAAGGGCATTTGCAACGCCTCTGAAAGCGCATACAAGATGCGCTCTCTGTCTGATTGCGGCTCTTCACGGCGGAGAAAAGCCAAGAGCGGATCATCAAGCTCGCTATCAGCAGAATTTTTTGGAAAATTTTCTGAATTTTTTTGTTCTTTAGGATTGTTCCTTGAGGATTGTTCTTTAGGATTGTTCTTATTAGGATTGTTAGGGTGACTCCCTGTCACTACCCCTAGTGACTCCCTGTCACCCCCTAGTGACTCCCTGTCACCCCATGGTGACAAGCATGGTGGGTCAAGTAGGGTGTAAGTATTGGGGGCGCCATCTTTGCCAGACTCCTTGTGCACTAGTCCCATCTCTACCAACTTGGCTATCTCGCGCATCATCTGTCGCTTGCTCATCCCAACCAAGTCAGCCAGCGTTTGATAAGACGGCCAACATTGTTGTGTGTCCTTGTCGGCGTGTACACAAAGGGCGTTGTATGCCGCTATCCCATACGGCCCTAACTTGTCCCCATAAACGCGGATAATCGCGTTATCCACAAAGTAGCGATGCTCAGTACGAGCATCACGCACCTGGAATTGTTCCATTTTTTTCTCCTTCAACTTCCATTTATTGGCCTGCCCGCCCAGCCGTCTACCTGGCAATGGAGCGAGCGCAGCATCGCACTTCAGCGCGGGATATATCAAGACCGCGCTATTCTCCCCGCGCCTAAGCCAGGATACCCCTCCTGCATCATCCGCCGAGCCTCGGGCGTCACGAACAGGGCAGGCAAGCCTTGTTAATCCTTGCTTGCCTTCTCGTTGGCCCGCTTATGCGCGTATTCGTTCAGGGCCTCGAATACCTCGTCCACGCTCGTGGAGTCCCAGATAATGACGCCCTCCGCTTCTAGCTTGCGTAACGTATTGAGGATGTGAGGAACGTTGTCCTCGTAATATGGGATTTCCCGCCTGGCCCTATTTATGAGGTCGGTACATAGATGCCAGGGGTGTGCTCTCTCAGACGATGAAATGCCAGTCAGCGCTTTTGGCGAATCTTGTGCCACTTCTTCGTCCCGCGCAGACTCAGGCCCGCGCATCCTGGCCTTCATAGCAACCACCCTAGCAGCCACGTTGTCTTGTCCCTGCCTCTGCTCCTGGGTTCGCAACAGGCCCTTATACGCCTCATTTCCGACCCCTAACAGGGAGGCCGCTTTTTTCAGCGCATCCGACAATGCCCCTTTGCGAGCATCGCCCAAGCGCCCTCGCACAACGCGGCAGTCGCCAAAAGCCAAGATAGGCTCACTCCATTCGCCGTTAATGCAATATCGAAGCTCAATGTCTACCATCATCCAGTCGTCCATCAGCTCGGCTCGTTTGACAGTGTACGCCCAGCCCGAGCCACATGGCCCAAAGACCTCATTGAGCCTTTCAATGACATAAGCGCCCTTAATCCCCACCAGCTCAAAGCCTCGGCTATCATCAACCTCAAAGGCTTCTGGTGGAAACGGCTTGCCTAGCTCTTTAAGCAATTCCTTGATATGCATGTCAGTTCCTCCTTTCCTAGCATCTTCACCTCGCAAATCGCCACAGTAAACCAATTCGTTCAGGTTTTCGTGCATAGCTTGCCTCCTTTCATGCATCATAAACCGATGGCGCATGATCGCCACCGCTATCAGCTACGCTGTCCCAGGGCTCTACTATTATCTCGACTCCGCACCTACAGCGGTAAAGAAGATTTTTAGAACTAACGAGCTCGACAACGTGACCGCAGGCGCATCGGTAACCCTGAAGCTTCCAGCTATAAATCCAGGTGTGGAGTTGATAAACAAGCCTATCCTCTAGGTTCCGAATAACCATCCTCGCTGCCTTATTTCAGCCTTCCTTTTCCACCGCCCGCCCCGCCGTCTATTTGGCAATCGAGCGAGCACGGCACCGCATTTCAGCGCGGGATATGCCGAGGCCGTGCTATTCTCCCCGCGCCTGAGCCAAAGCGCTACTCCTGCATCATTCCCGCCGAGCCTCCAGCGTCACGAACGGAGCAGGCCATTGTGCTACTCCGTTTGGCCTGGCACAACGGTTCTGCACTTGTTGCACAGCAAGGTTCGCTCCCCATGTGGACAATAAGCATATGGAGCCAGGCCCAGGCTTTTAATATCCAACTCGAGCGCATCAGCAGCATCAGCCAAGTCAAACCTGCACATTAGAGGCATAGCGTCGAGCAAACATGTCGTGGCTTTCACCAGCGCTTCCATCGCGTCTTCCAGCGCCGCCACGCGCTCGTCCATACTGCCGAAGGCATCTATAGTGTCTCTGTCCATTATTTTCCTCCTTTCTCAGATCGTAAGCGCTGCAAACAACGCTTACAGGTTATACTACCGAATGCCGCACAGAGTGCGGTCTTGTTTCCCTTGGGCATGGATCACTAAGAGCACTCTGTCGGCGTGCTTGACCATTTGGGCAATGCTCCAACACACGAAGAACATCAGCGCCCCTCAGGTCACGTAGACCATTTCCTCAACCCGAGTAGGGTTGATAATGAAAAACGCTGAGCCAAGCACTCGGCCCATCAGATCTTGGTCAAGTATTTCTAGAGCTAGGTCGGGCCTGATTGCCTGAGTCACTTTGCCATCTTTGACACGGTAGGTGATTGTCCAATCTTCCTTGCCCTGGCGAAGAGCTAAAATTTCCTCGACGCGAACCCAGGCGCAACTACCTATCGGTAGGACATAGCCCCTGGCTCACCAAATACTCGTCAATGTGTACTTTTTGCATCGTTCTTCCTCCTTTCTTTTCACAGCCATTGGGCTTCCCACAATACAATAGCAGGCATCAGGATACATGTTTCACTCCTTTCTCTCACCTGCTTAGTACGCATCGAAGATACGCCAGCATCGGCGGCATACCATGACGCCCATCCGCTTCCACCCATCGTAGTTGCCAATGAACGCCAACGGGCTGGGCTCCCCGCAAAATGGGCACTCGCCCAATGCAAAGCTCCCCACGCTGTCATCGGGCCGAAACCCCGCGAACCAGGGATGCTTGCCCATTAGCTCTGGCGCGTCATAGAAGCTGACAAGCACATTACCTCTTAAAAGCTCGGCCTTCATTTACACCCTCCTAACTAGTACGCATCTAATAATAAAAACCGTGAAACTGCTTATATCTCCTTTCTAGCTTCTCTTGTCCATCCTGGCAAAGCGCGCTCGGATGATCGCAAGCGCCGCTTGCTCCTGCCCCAGGCCACGCTTCATCAGGACGCTAAGTTGAACTAGTTCCTTCATGGAAAAAATTCGCGCAATGTCCTTCATCATACCCCTCTCCTTTCTGCCCCCACCTGTGTCATCAGTTCGTCTATCCGATGGAGACAATCTTGTGCTTGTGCAATCAGGGCAATCCTGACCGCATCTGAAATGTCAAAGTAGTTTTCCAACAGCTTGCGCAACAGGCCCGCGCCTCGAAAAGCAAGCATGGCAGCTTCGTCACGGGCCCACCGCGCATTGTTAGGCCATTCACGGGGTTTGG